AGGCACAGGAACAGGAACCTTTACTTCTACAGGCTCCTTGATTACCTGATTAGCACACCCTACAAGAAGTAATAACGGAAGAAATCTAATCATTTTTTACCTCTTGCTGCATCGATAATGTTTAAAACATCAGTACATTCGTTATTAGTAACTGGAACATGATCTATCACTTTTATTCGCTCCTCTCTTTGTTCAATGGAGGGTTTCATCCTGTTTAATATATCATTGTATTTGATCTTATTAGCATTTGCTTCATCGCTGATCTTATTAATGGCGTCATTCTGTGCTTGTAGTTTTTGGGCAAAGATCGTATTCGTATCTAAACATTCTTTTTTTTGTTGCTCAGAAAGATTTAATTTACCCTCTAATTTAACGATCTGGTATCGACTAATCCCCAGTGCCACTAAAGCCAACCCTAAAGCCACACCAAGTATTAATACTGCATATTTGGCTAAGAAGTCCATTTAAGCACCTCGGCTGCCTTCTTCGTATATGCGTTTCTCTGATCGCTTCCAAGGCCAGCAGCATTGATTTTAGCGGTTAATGCGTCAAGATCATTCTTCTTTGCGAGTTCGTCTAATTTCTGCCATTTGAAGAATGCTCCAGCAGATTTAATGGCCCATTCAGGCTCTTCTAGCAGTTCAGGACTTTCTACAAAGTCCATATTGAGTAACTGGCCGATCTTCCAATAATTGTATTTAAATGTGATTTGAATTGCTCCCCGCCCGCGATATCTCCATCCATCTCCACTTTCTATATCGCCATTCTCATATTTCTTCGCATAAATGATATTGGCAATGGCTTCCGGCTTGCCAACATAGTCATATGGATTTCTCGCAACAAATTTAGTCTTGTAGTGAGTAATAAGAAATTTAGCGGAATAATTGCAGGTCTCTGCCAATTGATTTAATTCGGTCGATTCATGAGCGATTTGACCAAGAAAGGCAGCTTGAATAGGAATATCATCCCATCCGTAAGAGTTGAATACTTCATTAATGTGATCTATAAACAATTCAGGGTGTTTACAGTTTGGCATTATAGTTTTTAGGTTTTGCAGTGTTACCATTTTAGCTCCTAAAGTAATTCGTGATTTGAACACCCCCGTTTATGATGCATAACGCCTATTCTTCTAGTTGCCCAATGTGAGAAACCAAGTGAAATACAAGCTGCAATTATTTGATTTACACCAAATAATATCATAATTCCCCACACAATGAGGCCAATTATTACGCAGGTTGTTTGCTCCCCAAAAAAGAACTTAATATTATCTTTAATCATGCCTTCCTCTCGAATGCTTTGAGGACTTTTTCTAGGAACGATAGAAGATTGTCTTTCATGAATTTTCTTACGATAGATAGTGCGTCCGTTCCTATAAGTGCCACTACGAACAAAATAACGGCGGTTTTCGCAAAACTGACATGTATATCCTCTCTTATTCCTGATAAACGAAATGGCCCATAAATAAAGCATAACAGGAAGGCGATTAATGCCGCTACCAACGATAAAAATATATGTCCAATAAATACAAACCATACGAATTGCTTACCTTTATAAATCTGCTTATACCCTACTATAGCCCCGCATAAGGAAGATACAAATAAAATTACAAAACCAATCCTTATTTCACCATTTGATATAACTTCTGTCGACGCCAATAAAACGGCCTTATCGGTAACTGCCCCAATTGCTTCCCCAATAAAGCCACCCATATTTAATATTTCATAATCCAGTTGTTAATAGTGGCTGGTGGCATGTTTTCTGAGCTTCCTGCACCAGTGTTATCCATAGTAATGGCGTGAGTATGAGTTCCGGATTCTGTGCTAGTAGTGTATGTATGTGCATGCGTTCCCTGTGTGTCAGTAGTTTGCGGCGAACCACTATCCGCCCCATCTTTAAACAGAAAGCCTGCACCTCCTGATCCAGAAGCTGGTACAGAATGAGCATGCGCTCCTGCGGCATCTGTAGTTCCATTGTGATAATGGCTAGCGCTTTGTGTCCCAGTGGTGCCGGTATGGGTATGCTGCTGCATTGACTGACTACCACCAACCGCTCCCAATGTAGTTCCAGCAATATTTGAGACAGCGTTCGTAATTCTATTTGCCGCAACGCCTCCCATGTCATCCTTACCGAATGGTGTTCTACCTCTCCAATCTGGCAAATTAAAAGTGGTCGTTCCGTTTCCTGCGCCGTATAATGTTCCAACGATAGCGAAATAATCGGCAAAATCTCCAATTCTATTGACTGCCTGTCCATATAAAAGCACATGTCTATTGGGAACCAATGTGGTAGTTAATGCCTTTACTTCCCCGATAGGGATGCCGTCACCACCATAAGCACCACCGATAAGATGGAATTGAGTTCCATCATAAAAAATCACAATAGGACAGTTTTTGCGTATTTCATAACCAACTAATGGAAGACCATTTAACCATATATTCTTTGCGCCTAACGCATTTATATTAATGGTGGTAGCCCCAGTATTGCTATTTGCTGGAATGAGATTGAATATCTGCCCATCATTGTAAGTAGTTATCGCTGGGGCAATAGATGCGGTAATAGTGTTTGTTCCTGCTACCCCAGTAAGGAAACATAAATCACCGTCCTGCACCTGACCAGCCGCGGCATATTCATTCCTCTGTTGAGCATTTCCAACCACTAAATGACGAAAACTCGCCATATTCTGGTTACCGGTTGCAGGTGTCTGCCCATCCGATGAGAAACTATCTGTTAATGCCGAAGCAATATCATTAACTTTTAAGTTAAAATCCGTTGCATCACTTACCTGTCCATTCGCAATATCTGGCGCTGGTAATGTATAATTCCCTAACCCATCTCTAGGCATGTTTACCCCTTATGGAAGAATATTTAAGAATAATGATAGGTAGCGCCATCATTTCACTGATTTCCGTTTTCCGCGAAGTATCTCGCCATAATCGCAGCAATTCCGGGACTGGCAGCAGGAAGACCGCTCCTTACACCTTCCGCTATAGGCCCTGCAATGTCAGGACGCTTCGCAAGTAAAGCCGCGGCCAATTGTCTCCCTCCGGGAGCATACGGAATGCTAGCGCCAGCTAAACTTAATGGTATAGCAGGATTTACAGCATAAGCGCCGCCCAATGTAGCGGCGCTGGCTAATCCTCTTGCTGTGGTTCCAGAATCTGGTATTTTCGGACTTAGAACATCGACGCCAGCATCACTTAAGTCTTGCAACAAAGCATTGCCTTTGGCAAAATCACCTTTGCCCGCACTTTTGTCTGCTGCCCTTACTGCAGCCTGTAGTTGAGATGGTGTAAATACTCCTTCCACAGCACCTTGTTTTCCTGCGGCATCACGAATCCTCGTGTAATTGGCATATCCTTGATTAATCTTTGATAGTTCATCTGCCTGAGCAGGATTCTGTCTCGCCAAATTGTTTCTTAGGCTTGTAAGAGTTTCACTAAGTGCTTCACCTAATTTTCTATCGTCATAATCAGCACTTCCTTTTAATCTTCTCACCTCATTCGATATATCGCTTTCAACAGCTTTAAATGATTCCCCTGACATATTGCCTTGTGGTGTACTTTTATTAAGCAATGAGTCATCAATAATTCGGTCAAACTGTGATTTTTGCTTTGCTGGAAGCTTTGCCGTCATATTCAGAATATTCGAAAACTCGGTATTAAATTGAGCGTCTGGCTTATATCCAATTTGTGATAATAAAGTTGAATATTTAGCTCCCAATTTATCACTTACCTCTTCCACGCCTTTCCTGCCTATGGAGTTTGATTTTTGTCCTGTCGATTCTAGGGCGCGATTTAATACGGCTTTATTAAACTCTTCTAAGCCACGTTTTTGTCCAAATTTAATTGCATCGCCCAATAAAGGAACGGCTGTTAATTTATCTTCTGTATTCGCAAATGCACCGCCTAATATTTGTCCTGGAGTCGGCGTTACGCCTGCGTCTAATAACGTTCTTACATTTGGATTTACATTTGGATTAATTATTCTTGATAACCCAGAAGCCACTGGGGTTATAGCAGCAGAAGTGCCTGCAGCAACACCCGCTTGTTTCGCCTTCTGAGCTAAAAAGTTTTCATCAGGGTTAGTAACTGGCTGAATGCCGCCAAATATAGCCCCTTGCGCTGCGTTATTCACTATGCGCGGAATCATTCCAGCACCTTTTGCTACTTTTAAAGATGTTATTGGTAGGGTTGAAGCAACATTTCCACCTATTCTGGTGGCTGCTCCTATTGTTGGATAATCTTTGGTATTTTCTTTAAAGGCATTTTCTCTATCTCTAATAATCTGATCGTATTCGTTTACGCTGTCTTTTAATCCGGGGAAAACACCTGCGGCACTATGAGCGATAGCTTGTGTTATGCCTCCTGTCGTGTCCATTACCCCTTGAGAAAATCCAGACCATCCAGCTTTTGCGACATCTTTGATTGCAGGAATAAGCTCATTTTTCTCATTTCTTTTAATCTCTGCCCGACCTTGTGGCGTGCTTAAGTTTTGTTGAGCATAGGCTTGTATTTCTTCATTAGAAGCACCATCTGGCCCTTCTATTTTATAAATAGCACCATCTGGGCCTTGAACACGATAAATAGCCATTATTCTTTCCCTATCACTTTCCAACCTCCGCTGGAATTTAATGGAGATATTTGAATAGGATTAACATCCAGCCCGGTTCCCTCGACTGCACTTCTGGGAATCTGTTTAGATCGCTTATTCCATTTATCTGTCGTAGCCACCGCCGCTTTGTAATTTAATTCCGCCATACGTTTAAGTGATCCTGGCTCTAGTTTAATTTGCCCTGCCTTAGCTTTCTCCAGGAAGTCCCTGTCTGTATTGGTGAATCCCTGTCCAGCACCCAATCCAGACGTCTTAATTGAATCTAAAGTAGTAGAGGCGAGGTCAGCATAAAGTCGTTCGGTGTTCTCTATAGTCTCTTTATCGCTTAAACCAACCATACCTAATGCCTTTCCTGCTGCTAATCTAAAGTCTGCTCCTGTGCCAGTAATTACTTTATTGCTATTAACTAAATCAATAACACGTTTAGCTCTCTCCGCAATTGCTGGCGCGGCTTGCGCGGATTCCATTAGCGATACATCAGAATCAGCAACTTTATTAGCGAACGTCTCACCATATTTCTTCTCAGTACTTAAGGAGTTGTTAATCGTGGTCTTGGATGCTCCTAAAGCTGCTTTTTGTTTCTCATAGTTTTGATAAGCATCATTAGAAGTAACCCCGCCGCCTGGATTTACTGAAAATGGTTTATTTGGATCGGCCATCACTTGGCCCGGCTGTACTGAATAAGGATCATATACTTGACCATTACCAGCAACTTCACGCTTTCTAACCGGAACTAAATCTGCATAATTTCCAGTTTGAGCAAACCTCATTACCGAATCTTGCGTAAAATCTTTAGGATCAACTTTACTAAATGGACTTTCTTTCTTTTCCGGCCCCTTAAGAAGAGTTTGCACACCATATTGCGATAATGTAGGATCATTGCTTGCCGCCAATATCTCAGCCATTTTTTGCGCACTTCCTGGCGAGGCTGCTGTCATTTCTCTGGATTGACCTTCAGGAATTGGCGTATCGTCTTCATGACTCCATACTGGTTGAGCCGGAGTTCCCTCTCTAGCCTGTAATGCGCGCGCCAAAGTAGAGGCCCTATCATCAGCCATTTGTTTATTAAGGTTGGATTGCTGTTTGTCAGTATCAGCAAGTGCCTTTGAGGAGGCAAATGCCTGGACTAGCTTTGCAATTCCTTGCAATGGAGTTGTGCCTACATATTGATTTCCTACCATTTGCCCTTGTTCTGGAGCTAATGCTTGCCCTTGCAATGCTTGGGCTAATTGCTGTGCTCTGGCAATTTGTGCTTGTTGAGATTGATAATCCAAAGGTATTGAGGTATTTACTTGTTTAATTGGCATAGTATGCTTTCATCATATCCAATTCGGTTGATACAGAATCAATAATGTCTTTTAGGGCAAATTGGCGCTTTTCGTGTAGATCGGGATGAAGTATTCTCATATACTCATTTTTACCTATATTTTCCTTTAAGTATGCGGTGCAACTCCAACAATCTAAAGAGGAATTAAAGTAATTATAATTATCTGGAAGGGGAATGCATTCTTTTTTAAGAAAACCTAATACATCTTCTTCTGTCCAATCTTCTAATGGGAATAGGTATGTCGTTCCATTTTCTTCATAACCTGACCTGATTGGAGATTTCTTTTTTTCATCATTTCTTTGCCCGCGAATAATTACCGTGAAACCTTCCATAGCCCTTTGCATTGGTTGCCAAAGATTGGTATTACAGCAATCAAATGGCGCTTGCATTTTCTTTATTTCTGATTTATCAATTAGCCTTCCTAATGGAGTTGCCCATGAATCAATTACATCAGACGGATATCCATTCATTTCAATACTCAATGGCTGATTGGAATTTACCTCTAAAAAGTTGGGGACAATACTCTTAATAAACTCCATTTGTTTTAATGTTTCTGGAAATGCCGCTCCAGTATTTACCCATACAACCGTAATGCTTTCCCAATAATCTTTTAATAGAAATAAACAAGCTAGGGAGTCCTTACCACCTGAAAATTGAAGTGCTATCTTCTGATTTAAATATTTATTTATCATAGATAAATGGCCGCCAATGAAGCTGCCGTTCCTACCCCGGCATTAATATTATTACTTTGCTGTGCTTGATCGGCACTATATCCATTCATTGCAGCTTGGTATTGCTGCGTTTGCGCTCCTAGTAGATTGGGTGCTTGGATTTGTCCTGTACCGTTATATTGTTGGAATTGCGGCGTTGCGACCTGAGTTCCAGTCCTCAAAGCATTCAATTCATTCAGTGGTAAGCTGCGTAAATAAGCTTGTTCAGATATCTGTGATTGTCTTTGATTATTAGCCAAATCAGCGTTAGCTTGACTCATTCCAAAGAGTCTTGATTGCTCTTGTCCTGCTTGTGCAATAGTCGCCAAACGAGCGTCATTCTCTGCACGAGCTAAATCATCTTCGGAATTCTTCCATGCCTCTGAACCTCTGGTAATGCCCTGATTTGCTAATTGAGTTTCAGTTCTATCACGTTGTCTGTCCAACAAAGGTTGTTGCCTATCAAATAATCCTTGCTCTATTCTTTGACGGGCCTCGTCATCACCACCACCTATGTTAGTGACTCTATTGGTTAGATTAGAGGTATCGAATGGTTTATCGAAACCACTTTGCACCCGAGTTAATCCTCCCTCGGCTATATTTCCAAGTTGAGAATTAATCCGCTGTTCAGTATCAAAAGCCTTTTGTCCTGCTGGAGTTAGGCTATCGACAATATTAACGCTATCAGGGTCACCATTCTGGCCGAAAAGAACCTGTCTCGAACCATAAGGATTAGAGAAATTAGGGTTATTTAATCTACCCTGTACGCGGGCTGTATCAACGTTTGCAGCTCCTTGAGCTACAGCAGCCCCTGTGTAATCTGGTGCTGGTGGTGCGCCTCCTGAACTCATATAAAATCCTTTAAATATTTACAATCTTCACGAAACATTCTATATATACAAATATGACCATCTGGAGCTGCATCTTTCATTGTATGCTCTAACTGAAATCCCATTTTTTCAGCAAATCGTCTTGCTATAAAATTATTATGTGAAATCATTCCGGTAATACGTTTCACTTTAAGCTGATTAAATGGGTAGTCAAACACCACAAACAGAGATTCGTTATCCAAAAAGTGTTTACCTTCTCCGGCGATGTGAATAAATACATTCACCCCGTTGTAATTCTCGTACAGCGCCCCTGCTACAATCCTGCCATTTTCCTGTCGTCCCACTGCGGTAAATTGATCTGGAACCCATTTCATTCCCGGTATCTTCGAACAAACAAAATGCCCTACAGCATCTTTGTCGAAGACGATCATAAAACCCCGCCCACTTGAAATAAGTAGTCAGTAGAAATCCAATCACAGCGAGAGGAATTGCTTGTGGCTTTCAAATATAAGGAAACAAAAACACCCGTCCCACTTACTCCTTGCCAATCATCCTTTAATTGAGTAGAACCTCCCCATACTCCTATACCCCATACAAAGGTGCCCCATACTCCACTGGTAGTGGTCGAGAATGTAGGGGTTCCAATAGGCGGTGTTAAATCAAACTCAGTCTTTAAACTAAGCAAAATACCTGTGCTGTTCGTATCGATGATGGGTTTTACCATCGTCACTGTTTTCTTATTCGAGCGTGACAATTGAGTAAATGCAGGAAGGGCTGAGCCGGTAATAAATGCTCCAGCATCACTAAAACCTTGATAGGCCTTCGACACGACCCCCGCCCCGCCAAAGTAAATTTCTTCGTTGAACTCACAAAAACAGTTTGCATACCATCCAGTAAATCGACACCATGCCTTTGTTAACGTGTTCATGACATATTGCTGTTGTGAGCCTATGCCACTTGGAATATTCAGGATTAACAAGTTAGCAGATGGATAAATAGTTAAATCCCATCCTCGATCATTACCATAAGTCAAAGCGGATGTAGTCATCGCTTCTTGAATATTATCGGTAATTGCGCTTAGGTCTTTCCTTGAGGTGGAAATAAGGGCCTTAGAAAGTGCCTGAACTCCATCTTTGCAGATAATGAGTAATTCACCACCGAATTTTTTGAAACATCTTCTCCCAATGGGAGGTGCAATTTCGAACACACCTACTTTTGCCCATGTACTAGCACTAGAAGGATCGGTACCCTTATAAACCGCCACTTCTCCTTCAGACGTAATAAATACGGCGTGATCATCCATTCCCTCGCCGGCATCTAAAGTCCATGTCCCCATCGCCATAAGGTACCCACCTTTTTTAAAGTTGGCCCCTAGAGGAAGTTCTACTAATGCTCCTCCTATTGAGTCAACTGGTAGATACCACATGGACATTGAATTCTTTTCCACAAAGAAAACTCGTCTCGCAAATGTGTTAATGTTTATGAGATTCTTTGTGTCAATACCAGTAATTGCAGGGGCCGCAGTGCCATCAAACCATGTTGTACCGTTATAACGTTGAAGTAGATCAATGCCGTTCACAGCGATTAAAAAAGTATCCCCTGCAGAATTGACTGTGTTAATACTCTGCCAATAACCATTGGTATTTCCTGTTACGACTGCAGCACCCACTGCTCCGCTTGTTGTTACGTTGTAAAAGCTGGTTTCATTGGCAGCAAACAAAGCTTTAACAGAAATGCCGTTATATGGCATTAAGCTAGATACTTGTCCGGAAATACCTGTCTTCCAGTCAGCTCGACCTCTTCTTAAAGAAATTTTTGATGCTTGAGGTACCCAGTTATCTAAAATAACTGCATATTCTTCATCCATACTAGCTATAGGATCTCGTGCATTCCATCCCTTAATTGGGGCGGCAATGGTCTTTGTCTCGGATCGTTTCGTCCGAGGAGCACCCTTCGTAATGGCAGCCTGCCTAATCATTGATTCCAATTTCCATCAGGGATAATGGCCCCAAAAGGCGGGCAATCATCTTCATTGCACCATAGCTGATCGGTGATTTTTGGCCTTCCTCCATCATTTGCTTGAAGATTAAGTTTCATTCGTTCGTAATCGTCGAACTTCTGAGCGTACTCCAGGCCATTAAACCTGAGGAATCTAACGATAACCCCATTTTTAAATAATCCGTCGTCAAACAATACTTCGTCTGTGTCTTCTACAAACGTAGACTTAGTTGTTGATCCATCCTGATCAAGAATCCAGTTTCCAGACGTATATTCAAAATAGTATTGATCACCAGCTGGTGGTGCAGGCATTAGATATAAATTATTACCACGAATGCGAAATTGATTAAAAGGGCCAGCAACATTTCTACTTGCTAATGCTTGCCATGTGGCAGGACTTAAAGAACCATCAATATAGTTATTACCTGTCCTATTCCACATCGTGGAACCAGTAATCGTTTTAAATCCAGGCGCAATGGTTTGAATAGAGCCCTGAAGTTCAGCCGCAACGGTTGTAAAGTTAGCGATAGTCTGTAAAGACTGCCACGCATAAACTGATAGCTCTTCCCCTTCTTCTTCAGCGAGGTTCACTATCAATTTAACATTGGAGTCATTATTGCCTATCACCGAGACAGGCTGAGGAAGGCCCAACCGTCCCATAACTGACTTTACAATAGTTAATAAACTCACTTCTTATTGGCCTTTAAAGACAGCTCCATTTCTCGCATCTTATCGGCCATCTTTGCGATTTGCTCTTTCATTTGCTGGTTTTCAATTTCTGTTTCAGACAAACGTTTTGCTGACATACTTTTGTCTTCATTCTCTAACCATTTGCGGGCAATATCTCTATATGAACGAGCTTGCATGCCGATAGTAGTTAAACGATCCTCGTTAGCTTCTGCTAACTCCTCTACGGTGCGAATACCCGCTTCCTTGAGCTGCTTAATCTGAAGCTTACTAAAGACAGTACAAAAGGCTATAGCAGTACCATCAACCGGCAATTCCTCTCCTTGTTTCCATTTACTATAGGTAGCCATGTATCTATCTAACCATGAGCCGTTATAGCGCTCCATGATGACTTCTATTTTCTTTTGCTTAAAGTATGATTCTACTTCATAAGCCACTGTAGTTTTGGAGTCTGGTGTAAAGACGATTAAATCCATAATCCTGCGAATTGTACGACCAGCTGCGATACTTGCAGCCTCATCGATAGGGCCTTCCATTTGATCAAAAACGAAAGCCGGCATTCTTTCTTGCATTACTGCTGTTTGCATGTTATCTCCTTAAAAAGCCCTCCGAAGAGGGCTATACTTATTAAGTTATTGGGCCTTGCATTGTGCCTGCGACAAAACTAATGACATTCCAATAATTAGTGGTTCCGTCATTATATGTGCCTGTTGCTGTAATACTGTTATTAGCCGTTGCGTTAGCGCTCATGGTAACGGTTGAGCCGTCCTGATCTAAACCGCTGACAGTAGTTGAGGCTGGTATACCAGTTCCGGATATAGGCATACCAACAAACCAGCCGTCAGTATTTGGAGCCTTCAATACGGGTGATCCAGTAACAATACTGCAATTTGCCTTGGCTACCGTAGTTGTTGCTGGTCTTACTACACGAGCACCCAACAGCTGTTTACCTGCTGCCAACGCTCCTGCACGACCTGCTCCCACAATGCCTATTGCAACGTTAGTTGCGACTGAGGCATTAGATAAGACTGGGAATACACCACCAATAACTGCCCATCCATATTGTTGAGTAGTGCTACCAACTAATTTATTAGCAAGAATCCCAAAGGAATTGCCTAAGTTAATCGTATTTCCCATCGTGGTAGCGTTATAAAATGTAGTGGTGGTATCCCACTGCAATATAGCGCCGAAGGTTGTCGTTAAAGCGCCATCGAATTGTAAATATATGGCTTTAATTCCACCCCAATAAGGATCGTCAAATTCAATGATGGTCCCTAATTTATGTCTTTGGACAGAATCAGGGGTGGCAAAATTACCGAAAGGCTGAATGCCTATCAGTGCGTTTCTAGCTGATGCTCCTGGCATTTTGTTCTCCTATATAAAAGTTATTACAACTTGCCCACAACTTGGAGCGATCTGTTAGAACATGCCAAGTTACCTTGCCAAAGCATCAGCTTGGTAACTGCGTCTTGGTTAACAGAACTTCTGTCATCCGTTAAATCAAGATTGGCGTATTTATGAGCAAATACGTAGAGATACTTAGTGTTTAAGAAGTACATATGATAAGCAGGAATAGCATCATCAAATGTCACATCAATGTTGTTATGAAATTTGAGAGTGGTAAAACCTGCGCTTGCATCGGTAGTGCCGTTATTACGTTGTTTAACGACTTGAGAGGCCTCAAACATCGCATATAACTCACGAGACATAACGATTAAATCAGGTTTATCTGCGCCACGAGTAGCATACAAAATACCCATGTTCATGAAGTTCTCAATGGTGGTAGCACTTAACGTAATTGCGCCGCCACCACCTAAAGGACTTGCTGCTGATTGGACTTTGTTTTGCCAGAATGGGAAAGCGCCTGAGTTAATGCCGCCAACTGTACCTACACCAGTATCAGATACCAAAGCTTGTAATCCAGTAATCTGGTTGGCTGCTGTACCATCTGAGTAAAGGTCAACCGTAAAGAGATTGGTGAATGTGTTGCGAGCGTTTTTAACTTTCGCCATACCTAAATCAACAATCTCAGAGCGGCCAGAGTTTTGGCGTAATTGAAGACCACTTGAAGAAATCGCGATAGAAATTTGCTTCCAAGGAAATTCAGCATTTGTGAATACTTCGGAGTCTGCGACGTTAACTGTATCGTACCCACTGTAACGGGTATAAGTTGAGTTAGCAGCATATTCAAGAATCACAGCGATGTTTAAACCACCGTCTTTGATCTTGACATTACCTTTGCTGGCTATCTTGTTATATAGAGCATTGTGATTTGAAAGATTGTCGTAAATCTCGGTATCCACATTTCTCCATGTGGTCGAGACTATATTGTCGAACGCTGTAAAAAGCGGACTCGTATTTGGGACTGCCATTTGTTAACCTCCGTATTGTTCCATGGTTTCGTCGTAAGCTGCATAAGCGGCCTCTTCCATTGACGTTTTTCCTGGTGCACTTGAAAGAGAGCCTTTTTTCACCACATTATTACTTGCGGCACGTTTAGCATCTTTCACCTTACGAAGGTTAGCTTCTTGGTTACTCGCTTGTTGCTGTCTTGCTGCTTCTAATTGAGCGCGTGTTTCGGGGTTTGCCCATACCGCCCTATCATAAGCCTCCTGAAATACTTTATCAGGTGTTAATTCTGGATTCGTCGCTTTTATGTGAGGAACCCATAATTGCATATCATTTAACACTGCATCGACATAAGGACGTAAGGGTTTTCCTTCTTTATCCTTTTCTGTCATCCATTTTTCTGCTGCCTTAGTATAACTCGTTTTTAGTTCTTCTTGTGCTTTAAGTTCACGTTCTTTCTCTTTGGTTTCAAACGCTAAAAGACGTTCATTCAAAGCACGAATTTCATCATTTGGCGCTACCGATTCAGCTCCCTGTGATGGTAATGGAATATTGAATTTCTTCGCTATTTCTACCATGGCATTTTGTTTTTCTTGTGCAGTGCCATAACGCAGTACTTTGGCTGTATATAGCATATCTCCTATTGCCTGACCTGCTCCGCCCATCTCTTGAAACATCGGCTCATAAGGAGTTAAGAATTCCCTAAACTGTTTCCCATAATCAGCATCTGGCTTGATTTGCTGATACCCATTAAGGAAATCTTGCTCCCTTTTCATGGCTTGATCTTTAAGCGCTTTGAATTCGGGAGGAATCTTTGACCATAAAGCCTTTGCTTCAGCGTTCCAGGATGAAGGTGGTTTGTCCTCTACCGGTAATTGTTGAGCTTCAGGAGTAACAGCAGGAGTTTCCTGCAATGGCTGTTCGTTCTTAGCAAATCTACCTTGCTCGTCTCTTGCTCTTTGATCGATTAATTCCTGGCTTTCCGCCTCTGGAGTTTCATCCTCTGATTTTTCATACTCAGCCATTGACTCGTCATATGCGGCAAATGCTAAATCTTGTACGTTCTGTTCGTTTGATAATTCGTTTTCTTGATCCATTAGGGTTATCCTCTTTAGATTCCAAATAGTTGTTTAGTCTTACTAGGGAGTGTATCTACTGTCTTAATAAGAGACTCTTCAAGCTTCTTATCGATCTTTGCGTCGCATTCATCACGACGACGTTTTGCTTCTTTCTCTTCTGATGCCATGCCCTCATAGGGACGGGTATTAGTCCTTGCGAATTCATCTCTTTGTTGTTTAGGAGAGCTAATGTATCGACCACTAGGAGCCACATAGCCATTAAGAATGTGTAAAGCAGGTGCACATATCACGCTATTCATTGGACTGCCGCATTCCTCGCAGTAACAAGGATCGTCTTTAGTAGCGATACGGCGAAACAGTTCTTTTTCTACAGAACAGGATGAGCATTTAAATTGGTAGATTGGCATTATTGCGTCACCTCCGATGCTATTTCTTTAGTTGCGGCTTGAGTAGCCGCATTCTCTTTAGATGCTTCTGCGCTTATATCTGCCACTTCAATCTTGGCAGCTGTCTCTAATTCGATTTTCCAACGCTCAAATGCCATTTCTTTATCTTTCTGAGCGAATTCCATTTGCATTTTCTCTCTTTCGAGTTGAGCTTGTAATTCAGCCTTGTTACGTTCGATCTCGATGTTCGCGGACATTCTTGCTTGCTCAATCTGAATGTTGGCCTGAATCTCGGCTTGCCGGCTAGCCTGTTCGGCTTGCATGCGTTGTTGCTCCATTTGGACGTTTTGCTGCATTTCCGCTTGCTTTGCTTGCATCTCCATTTCTTTTGCCTTCATATCAGCTTGAGCTTTGGCGGCGTTAGGATCAGGCTGTTGTGGTGGCTGCTGAATACCCTTCTCTAGTTGGTCTTCTACTTCTAAGCCCATCTTGGCGCGTCTTACCATGACCATAGCCAATGACTTGACGGTTTCCACTGACACGAAGCCCTGTTGAACGGCTGGGCCCAATGTCTGCAATAATCCGCCCAAGCCCGTCATGATCTCTTGTAGCCCTTGCATGTCTTCAGAGAGAGTTGAGGCAATAGTCGAATCTGTCTCGATATCAATCCTAAACTCACGATCTGGATTGTTCTTCAGCATCGCATCAATATCTTCCCAGGACGGGGTATTGAGGATTTCTGGAGGTGGCACTTGTTGAGGCTGTTGTCCCGTTTGCTGAGCCTGGACTTGTATTTGTTGCATGTGCTGTTGATATTGGTATTGCGCTTGTTGCTTCTCCATGTTGGTAGGGAACTTCAATCCTGTCATCTTTGCCATTGTTTGATAACTGAACTTCTCGGCAATGACTTCACATTGAAGGCGAATTAAGTCTTTTACATATCTTTGCACTTCACGCTGCAAACGTTGAAGACGCAATGTTCCCCATTGATTTTTAATCTGTTGAGCAGTAGCTGTCTCCGCTGCGTTAGTGGCACCTCGGATAACATCGGATATGCCAGTTATTTCGTAGATAACTTGTTTACACTGATCTCTAGCAATATAGAGCTGCTGTAACGTTTTTGCTAACATGTCTAATGGCATGAACATGATAGCCTTATCAAGGCCTTTGTCTGCCCACATTGCAGCATTCTTGATAGAGATGAAATCTTGAGCATCGGCCTTAATTAAGTCAGCAACCTCTTCCATTGACCCATCATAAAGCGCACGAACTCGTAACGCTTTTTCCATCTTCAAAATGCGTTGAGTAAGGATATTTAGCTCTTCTGCCTGCTCCTTGTACAAGGAATACATGGTCGTTGGAAGCATGGAAGTAGAGTCTTCAACTAACCTTAAAGGCTCAGGCCATGGGTAGAACTCTTTGAAATTGACGGGCGGAATTCCATCTGGGTTATCTAGAGGGTAAAGTAATCCTTGGTTATAGCCAAAATTAATCCAATGAACTTTTTTCTTCTCTTTGTCCCAAATCTCCCAGAAATCAGCAGTCATGAAGACTGGTTTAATATCGTCGTTATCTTTCTTCTCGAAAGCAGGATCGGAAGGCGTATCAAAATTAATGCCTTCGATCTTATCTTTGCCGAACTTATTCTCTGCATCTTCTCTGCTTAATTTGTGACGTTTAGCCCCCCACATGACCTCGGGCCACGTCTTACCTTCACCATGTATAAAATCATCCCATTGGTTATGTTCTATCTCTACAGACTCATAAGTCACCTCAGCATCAAGCTCGGTGTCTTCCTGCGTCATGCCTTCTTTTGTCTCAACAGGAGAAGATTCAGATTCCTCTATGGTCGGTACATATTTCACATTCGCACAAGCGCGGCCTGCCACCAAAGCATCCAGGACAGATAACTTCATCTTGTCGTCAAGCTTGCTACAATCTACAGAATACGTAGAACCTCTTTCAAGCACCTCTGAGACAGCTTTACCTAACTTATCTTCATCTCTAAATCGACGTCTTACATCTGGCTTAGGCGTGGAGTTATAGAGTGAAGGACGTAAAGTCTCGACGTTAGACCAGAGAATATTAAAAGGAACTTTCTTCTTGCCTTTATAAATATCCCACAGTCCCTGGACTTCTTTGCGCCAATTCTTTTCACGCTTTAAAGCGGCAGTAATCTCTAGTTTCCAGCGTCGAAACTGTCCATCTGCCCGCTTTTCAAGAGATTTTTTGTCTTCGCTCATCGGTCAAAATTACCTGAGGCAATCCACGCATCATAAGTTACATTAGCCGCTTTTAATGTTGTCTCTGGAGACATATGTATGGCGTCGGTATCACCTCTTACATAAGAGATACTTTTACCTAATCCAGTAAACCAATCACCGGCATCAAATACCTTATCGTCATCCTTAAATTTATTTAAGGCCATCTTATATGATGGATAAAGCACCGCTTCATAACTACGAGGGCGCGATCCAGTTTCAAATCCAGTGTTCCAGTAACATGTTAACGCGATACCAACAAGCGCCTTTGGAAATGATTGCCTGAGGTCTTGCACTATATTTGTGACCGCAGCAAATCTCATCAAGGCCGTTTTGTATCTACCTGACAAATCCGCTTGATTACCTCCTAAGATGAAGATGTATTCATCCAAATTAGGGTATCTAGTCATTAAATTGGTCATGTAAGATTTGGCTTGCGCTATATATCCTTTAGGATCAAATCCAGACTCGCCTCTTGAATAGGCTTTATTGGGGAAATCGTTAGCATCAGCAGCATAGGTCGTCCAGGTGATTGTATTATCAGTAGTTGATCCGCCTATAGTAGTATTCCATGTGGGCTCAGTCGTGGCGTGCGCAGTACCACCCGAACTGGTGTAGTATTTAAATCCATTGGCAATGGTAGGTAAAACCCATGTTCCCGCAGATACGCCGAAACCACCATTAGCATTACCACTTTCCCAGGTCGTAATGCCACCAGCCCATGCATCAAATGACCCAGTACCACCAACCGCTGAATTGCGCCAAATAACGTCTATACCTTTATTGGTGGCTAGTTTCTGCGCTAATAATGTCCATACAGTACCCCGCCAATGAGTAGGACTCTTAGTGCCATCCAAGACTAAATCATTAGCCGGTCGTCCGTATATCCCATTAAACTTGGCTGATTGACCTGCTGCGTAATAGGCGGCTGGCCCTTCTTCATTAGATTGCCCACAAATTACAATGCCGTATTTTTTCATTTCAGCTCCAAGCGTATTTTGCCAAATGAGATTTTTACTTTACGCGGATCGTTTTCAATCGCCCCATCGATCATCTCTATAACTTGATCCGTGCATCTTATAAATTCCGGATTCCGAGGCATTGCTTTAATGAACATTTCGTTCATTAATTCCTCGATTAATTTAGAAGGCATGGTATTCATCGTATTAAATCCAGTTTAGTTAACATGACACCGGGTTCACGCATCAACTTGTTTTCCAAATAAGCGGGGGAGTTGAAATTATTCTCACCAGACCTGTTTAATAAAATGTGGATGTCCTTCCATTTACACGCTTGAGTCGCTTTGTTGCGAATCGGAGCACCGCCACCACCAAACCACCATGGTGAATCTGCTGTATAGAATAATCCCGTACCGGTAGAACTTAAATCGAATTCATTCGTGATAATAGTTCCGTCGTACCAAACGATTAGGCGACTTCCAGGGCCATCCACATACATGGTCAATCTATGATCAACATCTGGAGTAACTACTATCGACTTTCCTCGCCCAAAACCGCCAGAGGATGATCTTGTGTATACTTGTAATGTTTTATCTGATTCGATATACCAAGCGAACCCTAGATTATTAATATCACCAGCATTACCGGCCAATGTTAATGGTCCCGTAGGCACGGTGGTGGTGAAATTAAGTCCTGCAGAGATAAAGAATGAATCTCCCGCGCCTGGATTTGGACTAAATACCGAAATAGGCACTTCGAATCCTTGAGAAGCATCAGCTGCGGCTGTACCACTAGAAAAATATCCTGGCGTTGCCTTCGCTACCGCATCTGTATTGCCTGCGGTAGTCCCATAAGTATATAAAAGATGATTGCCATTAGAAGTTAAGTCTGAAATTACACCAACGCTATCTACATTACTTCCCGGCCAAAACCCCACATAACCAGGGGGGGCAGGGATAGTAAGTGCTAATTGGTCATTCATAAAACTGCTTTTTAGGGTATCTTGATCAATCCCTATGATTGGATAGTAATATGTCATGATTGCCCCATAAACTGTACGTTAAGAATTGCCGTTCCTGATTGAGCAATGATCTTTAATTGACCCATTTGCCCCATCGTATAATCTAATTGCTCACCTATTGCTTTGGGCATACCTACCGTAGCAGTTGGATCAGTGCCATCAGAACGGCAGCGGATAGCTGCTCCCTCGGGAATGATTAATACTCTGGAACAGCCATTTGGGATAGTACCCAAACTCACAGCAGTGACAGCACCGACCGCCGTAATCTGGATATAACCCAAGTCTTTTTCCGCCACATATCCTGGATTCATAACTACCTCTATTTATTAGGATTGCTTGATAATTTAGGCTTATCAGACTTATCTAATGCAGCCTCTTCTACCTTTGCTTCATGCAATTTACTGTCTTGAGCTTTGGCTTTGTTCTTGTCTTCTTCAGACTGCGAATTTACACCTCGCTCACCACCTTCAATACGCTCTTTAATCGCTTGCTTTAATTGGATAATATCACTATTTACACAATCTTGATCAGATAAACTAAATTCTACGTTTGCACGCTTCTTTCCGCTCTCATCCTTTAAATGAAATATATGGCCATTGCCGTCATGATCGTATTTAGAGGTATATCCAAATTCTTCCGCGATATCTGCTACATGTCTTGGTACGTTAGTTACATCCATGTTGCTCTCCTATAAAACCTCTTTTGATAAAACCCTTGTATTACATTCCAAATATTTTTAATTGCATTACTAATACATACTTCCATGTAAGATTGTAAGTCCCCATACCAAATTGGTTGACCAATCCTTTGAAATACCATTTCACGAACTTATATTTAGTCATAATCGTTTTTTCTTCTCGAACTTATGTGCTCGTTAAAGACTTGTTGTAAGTTAACACTCATTCCTTGGCCTTGGGCTTGAATAGCAAATTCAGGATCATTGGGTATCATCTTTGGTCTTGCGTATGGCCTGGAGTTACAAGCATATCTCCAGTCATCAGCAGCATGATCCTCTCCATCCGTATCAACATCCTCTATTCTGTCTTTGTCATGCTGAAGTCCTGGGACAGTACGAATAGAATCACGACAGGTGTCGAAACATACAATCATTGGTCTTGTCTCAGACTCACCTATCATTCTTGCTCTCACCTGATCCCATCCACCCAATGCCCCCCGCTGAGGGACACGAGTGTTGTCAGCTCGCCTAAATACTAATTTATTACCCGTTCCATTTATTAATCTTTCTGCAATGCTAGGCCCACCGTCAGAACTAAAGGCCGCAGGATCAATAACGCCCACCGTTAATTCTTCGTTGCCGGTTAAACTAACTAATTCCGATCCAACATCCTCAGCAGGCCGCTTAACACCTGTATTATAAAGCTGAATACCGCTCGCATCGGTTTGACATCCATATAATTCACGATATCTAACTAAACAACCTCGTGGTAAAGTAATACCCGAGTCAAGCTTATAATCATCTGTGACCACAGCCCACCAGCCAAAACTAAAAGGTCTCGCAGAACCCCAGTCGCCAGATATAAACTTAGTCCAATATTTTGGTATTTCGAATGGCCTACATACATGCCGAGCATTACTCCAGCAATCAAAGAAC